GTCGCCATTCCATTCTGTGTTATCCTTAGAAAGAAAATCAGCAACATCGCCATATCCACGATTAATCAAATCACGGCTGACAACATTATATCCGTGCGATTTCAAAACGTCCGATATATGTCCCTCGCCACATGAAGGCTCCAAGATATTCTTATCAAACGATTCCAAAGTCATCAGCAACTCAACTGCTTTTGGTTCGGTGGCGTAGTACTCATTGGGTTCTCTTTCATGTTCACAATGATTTGATGCACCAATAACTTTAAAAAGGCTATTCTTGTTACCTATCCAATCCTTTCCCATTTTAGTCATTATCCTTAATGAATGATTCTTCCTCTTCTCCAACTCCATCACCATCAACGTCACGGAAATCAGTAATAAATATAGGCTGCTTCAAACGCTCAAGCGTTATTCCATACATTTCGTAATAAATTCCACTTCCTGTACGCTTCTTAAAGAAATGGAGATTATCACGCATTTCACGACCAAAACGGTTTGGTGTCGGAATAAGATGCTCATCAACGTCATTATCCTTGCAGAAACGGACAAACACCTCATATAAATCGGCACCGAGAATATACGCTGCATTCTCATTCGGCACGTCCTTATCATTGCGAATCTTATATGTTTTAACCCATGCCGTAACAGGCGAACGTGTGATAAGCGCACGAAGCATCGCCATCTGACTCCCTTCGGCATCAGGGAAACGGAATTTGCGACGAAACAGCTCCTTCGTTCCACGCATAACCCAGTTAAATACACCGGGAAGCTCATTGCGAATTATACTGTTCGCAAGATTCGGATCACGTTTTGAACGGGGAATTGTAATATCAAATGGAATAATCTGCATTCGACGCATCATTCCATCGCTTGAATCGTTCAGTTCGGGAAGAGAGTTCATATTAAAAATAAGATATGGAATCTCCGTACAATCCTCAACGTTACGACCAATACCACGAATTTGAACTGGCTCATTCGATACGAGTTTTTTGAACACTCCCTCCTCGCACGTACGCTTCGAGAAACTACGGGGATTACTGTCAGATGACCAGTTGAATATCATTCCACGAAGCGGAAGACGACCACGCATACCTGAATCTCCATCATCGGTCAATGTTGAATAGTCGAGTTTACTGATTTTTGAATCACCAAACAACGCACGCATAACCTCAAAGATTACACTCTTGCCATTCGCCCCACCACCAATAAGGAATAGGCATAGCTCAATTTTACCAGTACCGTGTCGCCACTCGTCAGAATACGCAACACTACGCTGTGTCAGACCAAGACCAAGGAACATCTGCAATATCGTTCGTGATGTTTTATCGGGCAATACCTCACGCAAGAACATCTGCCAACGATCACATTTCGCATTCTCATCATAACGATACGGACGATAATACGTAATAGGTAAATCAGCAGAGAAGTCAATAAAGCGAGGATTTTTTGGAGTACTTAAATCCAACACACCATTCTCAAATCCAAGAAGGTCAAGACGTGTTTTAAACGAATTGCGAAAAGCAACAGTTCGCATAAAACCCTCACGACGAATAACCGTCTTGTGCATCATTGGACCAATACACAAATCACGAAGAAGCATCTCGTATGCCATTTCAACAACTTCGTCCGATACAGTGTCGTAATATTTCCCATTGAAGAAATAATAACAACCATCATTGAAACGAAGCTGACAATCACGTGCAAACATCTCCATTGACATCTCAAAACGAGCCTTGTTGTCATTATACAAAGTAGTGTTTGTATAACCCCAATTTCCCCTCAATGAACCAAAAGCATATTTTGGATCATTCGATTGCTTCAAAAACGAAGCATATATAAAATCAAGCTTCTCTCCGTCTGTCATATAATCAATTTTTATAGCCACAGTGAACGTTCTGATAAATCAGTGTATATATTATGTAGCTTTTGTGTATATTAAAATGAAGGTATTTTCGCTTTATATAAGCAGGTAGCAGGAAATAGTGAACATTTATATCCAAAGCCTATAAAACCCAACTACAACAAACCTCCCTCACACAGCATATTTCTATTTTTTGCAAATATAAGAAAAAATATTCATATACTACACTATATACGTAGTAATAAGGAGATTTTTATTCATTTTAACATACACACGATGATGTATATATATACATTTTAGAGAGGTGTTAAAAAATTGAGAAAAAGTATGACAAAATAAAAGGGTAAAAATAGAAAAGAAAAAAAATAAGAGAAAAAAATTTAGAAGAGGTTACTAACACCTTTGTCAAAAGGTGTTTTAGGGGAGTACCGGGTGTTTGTTACTACATATAACAAACAATCTTCAACCACTTTTGGTACGGTTTTTGATTTAACAAAGGTTAAATAAATTAACATCTTTGTAACCTTTCCTCCTCCTCTTTTCTTTTCTCTTTCCTGTTTTCTTTCCTTTGCCATTTTCCTATCTGTATACAAATACTATTGTATTGTATAATTATTAGCTTGCAAATATACGCGTATATTCTTTATTTCTGTAACATTTGGCATACTTTTTGATTTTTGATGCGTTAATTTTTGTGTAGTATATTATTGTATTAATATACGATATACTGCATAATATGCACTTTATTTGTTATATTGTTAATATTACTTAACGTTATATTCTTTGATTTAAGTTAATATTAACTTAATATATGCACTATATTCATTTATAACTTACTGATTTACTTGCATTTACGCAAAATATGTAGTATCTTTGTAGTATAAAAAATAAAGATAGTGTAAGTAGTTGGATAACGAAAAAACACGCTTTATTTATCTTTGACTTATTGACACACCAGTATATTTGCCACGTGCTGCAAACGGATATTTTATTGCGTTTACGTTTCGATGCAGGCAGCACGACAATTTTAATTAATTAACTAAAGCGTTTAGCGTCTTTTGCTCTCGTGTGGAAAAAGCGCAAATATTATGGCAAATTCAACAACAAAAGCAGTTCAGCAAGTTAGTAAAATTCAATCATTACGTTTAATTGTAGAAATGAGACAGCACCTAAAAGGTGCAGGCGGTTTGCGTGAAATTATGCAGCTAACTAAAAACTTTGCGTACTCACTTAGTGAAACGAAAGTTAATGACTCTGATTTACCAGCCGTTAAGGTTGGTAAAAAATCGTTTTACTTGGTTCCTGTTGGACAAGTAAACGAAACGAACGTATTAAACGTTATTAAGTCGGTTCTTAAAGTTGAGGACGCAAAACGTGTCCTCGCAAAGAAACTTGCAAAGCGTTTGACGTTTGAACAATTTGCAGTCCTGAATGATACGCAAAAGCGCATCAACGACATGAAAGCGGGTTTAAAGCTCGCAAATATTGAAATGACAGCAAAGCAAGAAAAAAACGCTTTGCACTCATTTTATAAAGACTATTTACAGTCTTTGGGTTTAGATGAATAACCCCAAAGAAAAAAAGCAAATATATTGTGTGTGTCGGTCAATTTTACCCACGTATTAAATTACGTGGGTATTTTTGCGCTTTATATTTTTAGAATTGCAATTTATTGCAGTGGTTGCGAATATCACAAAGCGCACATTAATTTAACGTGCAGCCGTTCAGGCTGTAGGCATACAAGTAAACCGGTGGAGATCGTTTGTATGTTAGTTCATTGAAATAGTTATTTTGTTTATCCGTTTGATTTATTTTGATTTTATGGAATGTATTTTTTATCTAAATCAAGCGGGGCAAATAAATAAAATAACGCATGAAACAAAATCATATTCTTAAAAAGCTTTTTGCCGTGTGCTTTGGCTGGTTACCTAAAACACGAATAACGAAAGCGCAAAAAATAGTGTTATTGTAAGCAAAATAAGTTTGCCGCCGTGTGTTTTCTATTCCCACCGCAAAGGATAGCCCTGCAACTGGGTTACGTTGTACGGAATATGTGAAGATGAAAGAGGCAAGCAGCATAACGATGAAAACAATAAAATACGGCTGTAAATTCACTATTTCGTGGCTAATTAAAAGAGATAGCGTGAATTTATTTTTGCGCTATCTACATTTTTAAACCAATAAGAAGAATTATGACAAGAATTAAACTCCATTTGCAGGCGTGTGCATTGTTCGCGCCTGCAATTATAGGAATTATTTGCAGTACGATAATTATCATGCTGCTTGTATTGATTTACTCCATCGGTTTATATCGGTGGAGTAAAACGAGAAACGGGCGTAATTTTTTACGTGCGTATTATCGTGAAATTTTACGATTGGAGAATAATCTCTAATCGTGATTCGATTTGCCATAAAAGCCGTCTGATGTCGTGATGATGTCAGGCGGTACGATAAACCAATTAAATTTTACAGATTATGAGCAAAACAATTAAATTTCCTTGCCTCCGTGTGTTGGAGGCAAGAATTGCAGAATTTCAGCGTGAGTATTTCCACGTTGAAGTTATTAAGATGTACGATAACGAATGTGTCGTACATTTAGCCTAAAAATTGCGATACGATTCATTTCGTGTCGCAATTCTATTTTTAACCATTTAAAGTTTTAAGATTATGGCAAAGTTAAGATTAAAAGATTTCGTTGAGTTCACAAATACAGACGGAAAGTTAATAAAAGCGGTAAAGCGTCAAACGGGTAGAGATTGGAGCGATTTCCAAGACGAAATGAGAAACGTTTCAAATTCTCCGTATGGAGCCGCTGGAGGTTTTAGAGGTTTCATTTATTATTCTGAAACTTGTGCGTTCTGGAGACGAAATCGTAAGATTATCACCGAGCGTTTGAATGATTTAGCGTTTGAACTTGGTGAAAATACGCTTCAAATGGTGATGTCATTTGGAGGTATCAAGGATGGCGATTTTTCAGAGGATGAAGTCGGGCGGGCGTTGTATGGTCGGTACAATTCTGATTTGGACCAAATATACAATGTTTTTGCGTGGTTCGCTCTGGAGGAGGTCGCAAGCTGGTATTCAGATTTTGAGTACGAAAACGATTAAACCAAACACTCCCACGTGGTTAATTTCACGTGGGAGTACGATAATAACCAATAAAGAAAGAATTATGAAAAGAAGTAATTTATTACTCAATAGGGAGTATGTAGTGGAAGGAAATTGGTATGCACCAAAGAATTTCCTTTATGAGAATTTCAAAAGCGTTACACGTGTAGAACTAATTAATACAATGAGCAGTGCCGGAGATTGGTCAGGAATGCTCATTCAAAAAATAAATAACGTATATTACTTAATTCCCTTCACACAAGAAGCCGTTGATGTGTTCTCATGTGTACCACAATATATTGTGAGAACATCGCAATTTGTTGCGAAATACAACAAGGAGCCAAACATTGACGACCTTTATAAAGAATTTGATAATTACATACAATAGAGAGATTATGAGTACGAAAATTAAGGAATCAGATTTTACATTTTTATTTGTAGGCCACGGACATTATAAGGTTACATACCAAAGTCCAAAGACTGGCAAAAAGTGGACAAAATCAATTAACGATATACCGTTAATTGATGCGATCAGAAACGATGGGTTTCCAAAGCGCAAAGATTTGGAGACTCTAAAAAGAGCCCTCAAGGCTTAAATGCTTTGCAAATTAACCGCTTGCCCACACGGGGTGAAATATTCTCTGTGTGGGTACGATAAACCAAATATTAATAGAATATGGAAAATAAAACGCTTATGGATAGTCTATGTAATTTATGCAAGCTATCCGAGACGATAGGAAAGGAACTTCACGAACAAGTGAAGCGACAGGAAACATGCCACATTACATTTGATGTTTTTGACATGGTTGTAAATAATCAGAAATAAGCCAAATTGTACATAGTGCGTTGAATTGCACCGTGTACACAGCCATAATAGGTTAATGGCGATCCGTTGTGAAACGTGTTGCTATTTTTTAACCACAATTATTAACCAATTTAAATATAAGAAATATGGCACATTCAAGAATCATTCAAGTAGCTGAAGAGAGATTAAGTAAAAATAGTCACTTAACTGTGGAAGATTTTTACGATCTGGAATTAGGGAACGCAATCGAAGGTTTCGATTATGCAACAGTCCCCGACTCTCCACGAGAAGAGGAATTAAAATGGTTTAAGGAGCAACTCAAAAAAGTAGGCTTCGCTCTGGACGGTGAAGAAATCACTGTCGGGGAAGATGAATCATTTATCTCCGACTGGAGAGAAAAAGCCGTTGAAGTTGCCGAGGATTTTGACCTCTGGAAGATGAAGGCGGTGGCAAGCGGAGCGTTTTTCTCTGGTTTCTTCATCTACGATGAATATTACGGCTATCCCGTTTCTCTTTGGAAATGGGCAAAAGACGTAATAGAATCAAGAAAAGAAGTAAGAAACTTCTACGTTGGTGGTATAATTGATTACCACTTTTAGCCAAATGGGGGTGTGTCAAAACTAAGAATTCAGAAAAGCTTCCTTTCATATTAACAGTTTCACTCCCTCATAAATATTAAAG